CTTCAAGGTGAACGGGGCATCATGCAAGAGAACATCTTCCAGCAGGATGCCGAGCGTTCCGGCAGCGAACAAGCCGCCGGCAGTGATTGCGAGGGCCTTGCCCTCAGTGCTATTGGTCTTCATGTCGAAAGTTCCTTTCTACGGGATTGAGACAAAGGCCCGGGGGTGTTCTCAGCACCGTCCCGGGCCGCCTTGTTTAGACTTCGTATCGAGCGCCTGCCGCGAAGTAGGGCCGGCTCCCGTCGTCTTCTGCAACTTCACACTCAGCGAAAACCATGATCGCTTCGTCGGTGGAAACTCCCACCATTGCGGCGGCCATGTTGGCATCGAAACCGCCTTCCCAAAGGTTGACGAGTTCGTCGCGCTGCTTGTTCGTCATGTCGTCTTCTCCATAGCTTCGCCTTCCCGTTTGACCGGGGTGGCTGGTGGCGTCTTCGGAAGTCCCTTGCGCTCCGGTTCCCCGTCTTGCCTCTTGGCCATCCTGTGGCGCGGTGGGCTTGTTCCGGGGTTCTGCGTTTGGCTTGGGGCCGTTGACTTCCTCTAATATCGCATGGCGTAGGTATGGTGTCAATACGCCATTAGCTGTTATCACAAAAATTTGATGCTTGACGTGTATATGGCGCGTCAATACGTTGTGGGTATGCCAAATGTATCGCCAAAACAGCTCACAAAATGGCTTCAGGTCCGCGCCGATGCCGCGTTTCTGGAGACAATCGACCGCCTTCGGGCCGACAACGCCCCGCCCCTTAGCCGTTCCGATTATGTGCGGAAGCTGGTTATCGAGGCAGACCGCAAGCGCAGAGGGGGCAAGACATGACAGACGAAATCGAACGCCGCCCCGTGCAGATGAGGTGAAGGAATGACCGACCTGGATCGCCTGATAAGAAGGCTTTGGATGCTGTCTAGGCAGGCGCAGGAAAGCGTCGTGAGCGCAGAAACGGCCAAGGCTGCTTTTGATGAATCCGCCGACGCTCTAGAGCGCATGAAGGCGGCGCTGGAGGGGATGCTGAGGCTCTACACGGGGCTTGTGAACAGCGGCGGTGCTGGCTTTTGGGATCCAGAGGAAGAGCCGGAAGTGATCGCCGCCCGCCGCGCTCTGAAGACGTGGGAGTGAGCCAACGCCGCCACAATATCTAGCGGCTCGCTCTTTTTTATGCCGCTAGGTCTTGACCTTACCGGCAAATCACTTCACTGATTCGGTACGGTAGGCGTATTGGGACTGGGAGACTTGCGCCTATTTATTGGCGGCGCTCCCCACGCACAACCGGACTGAGAGCGCCGCTGTTTAGGTGCTTACGCCACTCACTTACAGCTATCACATTCGCACGAACCACTTGAACGCTCGGTGAACAGCCGGGCTTTTTCGTTTTGCGTCCCCCGAAATCCCCCACGGGAGACACCCCATGATCGACCACCTTGACCCGCTCCGCATCGGGTTCCGCCGCCTTGGCGTCGTCCTGACCGTCGTATCCGCCGCCCTGACGGGCCTGTTCGGCATTACGATGTCGTCCAACTGGCTGCTCGCCATCCTCATCGCCGTGGGCCTGATGTGCGCCACCGTGTGCAGCGCCTATGCTTGGCCATTCGTGGCTGATTACGCCCGTCGCCGGAGCTATGTCACGGCCGGCGTCGCTGGCCTGTTCGCTGTGTTGAGCACCTTTGCCGACCTCACGACGAACTTTGGCTCGATTGCCTGGCAGCGGGGAACCAACATCGAAGAGGCCACCGTCTCAGCCGTCAAATACGACGACAGCCGCGCCAAGGTCGAAGAGAACCGCGCCAACCTCGAACTCTGGAAGAACCATCTGGCCAAGCTCGAAGGCGAAAACGCCTGGATCGCCACGGTCACGGCCGATGCCCTTCGCGCCAACCTCGAAGCCGCGGATGAGGCCATCCGGCAGGAATCCAAGCGCGGCGGATGCGGGCCTAAGTGCCTGAAACTCAAAGAAACTAAGGCGGAACTGGAAAAGAACATCGCTTTGGCTGAACAGAAAGCCGACCTGACCACCAAGATCGAAGCGACACAGAAGCTCGTGGACAAGTACCGCGAGGAATCCGCCACCGTCGTCAAGGTGGATAGCGCCGCTCAGAAGCAGAACGTCTCGCTGGCCAGCATGTTCACCCTCAGCCTAGACCCGACCGTCGAAGCCCAGCACTGGACTGACAAGGGCGTCGCCTGGCTGGTCGCCCTCTTTTTCACGTTTGGCGCGATGGGGGCCAACTTCCTCGGGTGGAACACCAAGACCACCGAGGCCACCACCCGCGCCATGACCGAAACCCACCGCGCGATCTCTGAGGCGATCCACCCCACCAAGCCACAGGACGCCAAGACCTCCCCCACGTTTGTCTTCTCCGGTACGCGGGGAGACGACGCCCGCCGCATTTGGGAACAGGCCCTCCGTGCCGTCAGTGCCCAGATGCCGAAAACAGCCTGATTGTAACCGCAACCGCAAATAATTACGGCGCGTTCATCTAAAGTAGAGGCAACTTGAAATGGCGAAAGGAATGAAGACAGGGGGCCGCAAAAAAGGCACCCCCAACCGCGTCACGTTGGACCGTGAGCGCCATGTGGAAGCAACGGGCCTGACGCCCTTGCAATACTTCCTTGGCCTTCTGCGCGATCCTGCGCAGCCCGACGATGTTCGCTTTCAGGCCGCCAAAGAGGCTGCACCCTATGTGCATCCCAAGCTGGCCAGCATCGAAGGCAACATGACGCACACGATCACCAAGCACGACGACGTTCTTGCCGAGATCGAAGCGGTCATCAATTCCGAGATCGGGGCGCATGGGCTCCCTAACTGATCGTGAGCGGGAACTGCGGATCAAGTTGGCCACGAACTTTGAAGCCTACGCCGCCGCCTGCCTCAAGATCAGAACCAAGCGCGGGGCCGTCGAACCGCTCAAGCTCAACCGGTCGCAGCGTTTCGTCCACGAACGCCTAGAGAAGCAGCGCCGGGAAAAGGGTCGGGTCCGTGCCCTCGTGCTCAAAGGCCGACAAGTCGGGATCAGCACCTACATCAGCGGCCGGTTCTATTGGCGCACGTCTCATAGCCGGGGATGCCGCACCTTCATCCTGGCCCACCTTGATGACGCCTCGTCCAACCTGTTTACGATGGCCAAGCGGTTCCACGAGCACGTTCCCGAGATGATGCGCCCGGAAACCGGAGCCGCCAACGCTAAGGAACTGGTCTTCTCGCGCCTCGATAGCGGCTACAAGGTCAGCACGGCGGGTAGCCAAGCGGTGGGACGGTCCGACACGATCCAGCTTTTCCACGGGTCGGAAATGGCGTTTTGGCCCAATGCCGAGGAACACAGCGCTGGTCTGGTCCAGGCCATTGCCGACGCACCCGGCACAGAGGACATTCGCGAAAGCACGGCCAACGGCATCGGCAACGCGTTTCATAATATGTGGGTTGCGGCTGAGCGGGGGGATTCCGAGTTTGAGCCCATTTTCGTGCCGTGGTTCTGGCACGAGGAATATGTGACTGAGGTTCCCGCTGGCTGGACGCCGCCCGATGCGTTTCGGGAATACGGCGAACGCTACGGCCTGACCCCGGAACAGACCTATTGGGCATTCCGTAAGAACCGCGAGGCCGCCATTGTGGCCGGGGGCTCGCCCGATGAAATCAACTGGAAGTTCCGGCAGGAATATCCCGCGAATGCTGCAGAGGCATTCCAGACCTCAGGCGCTGATTCCTTCATCCGCCCGGAACTGGTCCTGTCCGCGCGCAAGTGCAGCGTGTCTGGCTATGGCCCTATCATTCTCGGCGTCGATCCTGCTCGTGGCGGTGGCGATAAAACTGGCGTTGTGGATCGTCAGGGCCGCCGTCTTGGGGGGAACATTTGCAAGCTGATCGACTCCAACGACCTCATGGCCACGGCTGGAGAAATCCAGGCCATCGCCCGTCAGATCAAGCCGGCCAAGGTCGTGATTGATACCACGGGCTTGGGGGCTGGCCTTTATGACCGGCTCCGCGAGATCATGGGTGATTTGGTGGAGGGCGTGAACTTCGCCTCGAAAGCCTACGCCTATCAGCAGTACGCCAACCGCAGAGCCGAGATGTGGGACCTCATGCGCCAATGGTTTGAAGATCCGGCCGGCGTCCAGGTTCCTGACGATGA